GAACAAGTTCGAGTGCGGTAGCGGATTGAGTGTCGTGGAATGGATCGATTCTTTGTTTGGTTTGTGTACAGCAGACGAAGAGACTGTGGAGAAAGTTCGATCATTCCCTACTCGTGCCCATGAAATTTTGGCTGAATTCCATGATTCTGGATACACTGGCGAGCGTCGGTGGGTTAACCAACAAGGTGAGCCTGACCCCGAATTGCCACCTAGTATTCGAGATCGCATCGTAAGTAGGCGAGAGGAATTCGTTCAAGGATTGGTTTCTTTATTGCGCGCCCCTAAACAACTGAAAGGTCATCCAATGACACGGATGATACAGATGTTCATGAGGGGCTTGGTTACTATTGGCTTATGTCCTAAACTAGAAGGTGAGTTTAAAGTTAAGGATTTTATGATGTTCACTGTGGATAAATTCGATGAAGACGCAGTAGATGTCCTAGCCAATTTGGGAACGGCCATTGATGATTTTGGACATTGGTTGGTGGAAGTGTTTGCTCAAGGGACAATCAACCCTGAAACAGGAAACACGGACGATGTAGCTGGTTACGATCGCAAAGTAGCTCAGTTGAAGTCACTCCTTCCATACTTCAAAGCAGGACGATTAGAGGAAGTCGGAAAGTCTTCACACGATTTCTTTCTCGATATCCACACGTTGTCTGCGTTAGGTGAACGCATGCTGAGAAAACACAAGTGTCCACATACCACACGATTGTTGTTGTCTCGACTTGCAGAATTGGATAACTTGAAGACTACTGCACACATTACCACTTTATCGACGAAACAAAAGGTGCAAGCATTTGGAGTATTGCTGTATGGTGAATCGTCTGTGGGAAAGAGTGGTGTCAATAAGATGTTAACCGATGTCTTCTTCCAATATAAGATGGACAAAGGATGGGTACCATCAGGTGATCTGCAGGAGTACAATATCACTATGAACGTTGCTGACAAATATCAATCCGAGTATTTAGCCCACCACAAAGCCGTGGGGTTGGATGATTTTATGAATGGTAAACCCGAGAAGACCCAAGATAATCCATTGGATTTCCTGACCCGTCTTGTCAACAACACACCAGCTACAGCCCTTAAAGCAGATGTGGGCGATAAGGGAAATGTGCCCTTGTTAGCTGAATTTGTGTGTGCTACCACCAATGTTAAGCACCTTCATGCTGCCAGTTTCTCCAGTGAGCCAATCTCTATCTTACGTCGAGTGGGTTTCACAATTACCCAAACAGTGAGACCACAGTTCCGTATCCCAGGGACAATGATGTTGGATGAGTACAACACAGGAGGTGAGACCGATTTGTGGACGTTCGATGTTGAGATGCCTATCAAGACTTCGACCGGTGTTGGATACCGCTTGCTGAAATTCACTGATGATGATGGCCAGAAGAAAGAGGCGAAGGCCATTCGCATCGATCAGCTTTTGGTGATGTTTAGACAATATTTGGAAGTCTACTTCCCCAATCAGGAGCGTGTTTTGGCGAAAGCAAACGCTAAGATTGATATGTGTGAACACCGTATTCCGAAAAGTGTGTGTAAGAAATGTAAACCAACAAAGGTGGAAGTTGATGTAACGCCAGTTTCGAACGAGTTCTTTGATGAATCAGAAGATGAATGTGCATACTCCTCGAGTTCTGAGACTGACGAGTCACGTGCAAACGCTTTTCGAGAGGGATTGGAAGCGCATGATGGAAGACCCACTTTAAGCGAGCGTATGCGACAGTGCTCGTGGTTGAGTGAGTCATCTTGCGATACGGAGCCACCGGCACGCACCAAGTGCGGGTGTGGCGAAGCGTTAGAGCCGGGATCAGACCAATGTGAACAATGCTATACAGAATTGCAGATGTTGAATATGGCCCCA